AAATGACACCACCACCACCAATTAAGCAAATAGACTTATTGCGAGTGGTAAAAAGCCAATTTAGATTTCCTAGTAATAAATTAGATTATGTGGCGCAGCGCTTGGGTCTTGGTAAAAAGAACCATCATGAAGGCCATACACTTTGGATTAAGTGTATGAATAATGACAAAGCAGCTTGGAAGGTAATGGAGCAATATAACATTCAAGATGTAGTGCTACTTGAAAAATTGTATAAAAAGCTATTACCTTGGATTAAACAGCCGATTAACTTATCTTTAATGAAAAAAGATCGCAATGGGTTTGTTTGTCCTACTTGTTCAAAATCAAGTCTGATGAGTAAAGGGTTTAGATATACAACTACTGGAGCTTATCAGCGCTATATTTGTAAAGCCTGTGGAGCTTATGCAACAGATACTAGATCTGTAATCCCTCACTCAAAACTTAAACATTTAGCATGAGGCTTACACCAGAGGTAGTTAAAAACCTCTACGCATCTCTGTATTGTTGTTATCCATTTACTAAATGGAAGATGCCGTTGCCAGATGAGGTTGAGTTTATAGTAACTCCAGACCCAGAGGTGATGGGAACTTATTTGCTAGATACTGGTGATGACTTTGCTCATACGATAACAATATCTTCTGCCAGGTGTGGGCATTATTACACTCTGTTAATTACCCTTTGCCATGAAGCAATCCACATGAGTTTCCATAGACAAAAAGGTGATAAATGGATGCAGCATGGGAAGGCCTTTAGAACTAGGTGCAAAATGGTAGGCCATGAGCTTGGTCTAGACCCACTAGAGCTTTAGTGGTTACCACCATCAGTTGTTTTACTAGGCAATAAAGACTTGTACAACTTAGACTGATCTTCTAAATCATGTATTAGTTTTACAGTCCTATATAAGACTTCATTTTCATGCTGGGTCATTACTTTGCCAGCAAAAATGTCTACTAACTCATTAACAATTTTATTTGTTTCTATCACTTAGATCCCTTTCCAAGTTTCTGATCGACTCGCTCCAACAGCTCCTCACAGGATATTCCCCATTTTTTTTCAAAACCTTTGACACCCAATCCGTGAACGCCAGAGTTTCCCCTATGATGCTCTGGGCATAAAGGCAAGCATGGGGATGTAGCTCTGACAGCCCCATATCTCCTAACATGATGGAGTTCCGCATCCGTAAAGACTTGTTCCCCAAAGACTTCGGAGCATAAAATACATCCGAGTTCTGCAATCTGGTTAAGGCGCTTTTTTTCATTTCCCGTAGCCATTATTTAAAAGTTATCCAAATAGAAAATATAACAATAGCAATTATTACCAAACCAAAATAGTAAGGCAAATCACTCAATGGGTAGCCCTGTCTATAGTACGATTAGTAGCCTCTTGGCTTCTCCATATTTCTATTCTGGCTTGTGCAGCTATCAGTTGCCATTTTAGTTTTTCCTCTACTTCTACTGCTTCTTTTAGCCCTTGTAATAAATCTACATAATCGTCTGTGGCGTAGGCTTCCATTTCTTTAGCAGCAATGCTAGATGCAGTAGATTCCATCATTAGCTTGCTTTTAGCTGATCGCAGATAGTTCTCTATATAAGTTCTATTTGCTTTGGCTGCTGCAAAGATGCTTGATTGCTTGATGATGAACTCGACTGCTTTGTTCGGGCTAATTTCCATAATCTTTCCATTTCATCTTGTAGATCTAATCTAGCTTGCCATCCACGCTTTTGCTGTACTAGGTCTAATTGTTTTCTTCTTGCTGCTAAAGGCCAACTAAGCAACTCTCTGGCCTCACATTCTTTACGCCATTGTTCTGTCCAGGTTTCCCCATTGTTCTGCCATTGCATCCGCTATTCCTTGAAAAGTTTTGTTTCTCTCTCTCTCTCTCTCTCTCGGCTGCATACAACTTGTATCGTAATACCATTGACTCATTCGCTTTCCGCTTTTAGCTGTCCAAATAGAACCTTTATCAACTATGTTTGTAGGCTTTAATAATGGCAATTCTTTTAACCATAAACAGGTAGCTTTTGTAACACTATGTCCATATTCCCAAGGATTAATTATTTGGTCAGGCTTTCTCCATTTGCTGCTCATAATTCCTATTGGGTTTTCAATTGCATATCTAGGTATATTTGAATTTGCAATCGTCATAAAAAAATCAATACCTTGCTGCTGTCTACCATCTGCAATTTTTTTAGCAAAATGTCTAGCTCCACTTACTGCCAAATGTGTGCATGGTGGATGAGCTATCATTAAATCCCAATTTTCATTAATAATGTCCATAACATCACCCTGATAATGTTTTCCATCTTTAATTGTTGGTTCTAAATCACAAGACCAAGCATCATGTCCTAGTTTTGCAAAAGCATCTCTTACAGTTCCACTAAATTCACAAGCAACTAATACTTTCAAAGTTGTTCCTCAAGCTGCTTAATTCGCTGGCTAATCCTTGCTCGCCATTGCTGCCATCCTTCTCCAGCATAAGCCTGGACTCCTATTTCTTTTGCTTTGTTTATTGTTGCTTCTTCTGAACTATACCAAGGCAACTCAGGCCGTTTATTTACTTTAGGTTCTTCTATTACGATTTCATCCTCAAACCTATATTGGCCTACCCAAGTGCTTGCGTGGGGTATGAAATCCATCTCAGTATTCTTGGATTTCCAATAGGCAATATGGTTTGGCAGAGCATCTAGCGCTTGTTGCTGCTCAGTTTTGCTAAGAGCATCAAACTTACGCTGGGCTACACGCTTACTTACTTTTCTTGGATATAGCGCCCAGAATGTTTCAAACATCATCTCTCCTTCACTAGAAATAATAGGTTATCACGCCATAAGCATAGAAAGCAACTGCCACAGCTTCTACAAGAAATAATGGTATATCTCTTTGGTATATACCAGCAAACGCCCAAATACCACTACCAACAACTCCAAACCAAATATTAGATGGATAGACATTTATGCTTGTAAGGAATATCCCTATCAGACATAGTATTGTTCCTGTCCATTTAACAAGGGTCATTTCTCTTGTGCCTTTCTTAGTATTGCTCTAGCAAAATCTAACCTACCTGATTCATATAAAGAATCAATGCCATGATACTCAGCAAGTTCTTGTATTTCCGCATCTGTTAGTTCTTTTACTGGATGGGTATAGAGTGGAATATCATCTTCCCATGTCTTAACTTTGCTAAACTTTGTAGGCTTATTGTCTTCGTAATGGACTTGCATCCACGCTACTGGTTCATTGTTTCTCATAGATTTAAGTGCTTCAAATCCTTCTGTTATTTCTTTGGCAAGACTGCGTTCATTGTCCATTTAAGCGCCCATTGCTTTAGTTTTTTTAGTAAGCAACTCTTTTGCTAAACCACTTTCTTCTACAACATCAAGCAACATTAGGTGGTCAGAAGTTTTACAAATGCCATCTTTGTATAGCGACCCAGTTATGCAATCCATCATGTAACTTGTTTTGTTCATGTCTGTAGCAATAACAACTGGGGTAACAACTATTTCACCATCGTTAGTTATTCCTCTATAGAGCAAACAATCTTTAAGCCATTTTAATTTGTGTGATTTTACTTGCCAGGAAGGGAAGCAACTGGTTGAATCAGCGCACATATAGTGCATTGCTTTTTTAATCTTTTTGTCCATTTATAAATACTAAACGAGAACTCTACAAATATGCAACTACTTTTTTACAAAATGAAAGCATCCACAAGCATAGGGTAGATCTAGCTCTGTAACATCGGTAACTACAGGGCTTCTCCCATCATTAGGAATAAGAAAAAACTCGCAATGATACTCACTAAACAGATCACGAATATAGACAGGACTATAAATGCGGTGTGCGTTAAACGCAACAAGTGGCCTTCCAACTGGTACAACAAAAAGCAGATGTTTGTCTGCCATCTTTTTAAGATTCGCAATTGCTTTGAGATCGCCTTTGTTGTCCAGATCATCTCCGTACCTTCCTAATCCTATATGTTCTACAACATGACAGCAAGAAATACATTCTGCTGGCGCTAATGGAAACGCAGTTAAATCGTACTGAGCAACTAACAAATTTGGTACTACCAACTTTGGCGCTCTAAAATCATAAAATGTTGTAGGAACTAGAGCTGCTGCACAAGTAGACAAATGTAGGCTAGACCCAATATCTATATGGCTCTTAGGGTTTATTTCTTTTATTTTTCTGAGCGCCCAGGCTACATGATAAATGTAGTGTTCATCAAATCCATGACAAGCATTGTCATTCAAACAAGGAAAAGCAGATAGTTCAAATCTACTTTCATGCTGCATGAATTTAGTAGCTTGATCTATGTATTCTTGTTCTGTCATTTTCTTGAAATTTCATGCACTTTTTATGTATAGTTTATTACACAATTTATACATATAGGTATCAATGTATATACAAAGTTATAACATCTAGGTATTAAGAAGGTTACTGCTCTTTCGGTGAACGAACCTAGCCTACCTAGATTCGCCTTCATCTGCTCCATCGGAGTTACAGAACCCGACAGTCTTGCGAGGCATGGGCACTATCTTCGCCACCCATATTGCGCTGTTTCAGCCTCTTACCCTTCTAGTAACGCTTTACTGCTCCTGTATCGCTACGATGTCGTTAGAGCCGCCAATACAGGAATTACTACTATAAACTAAAATTCAAACTCTTTGTAGTCATATCTACCATTTTCTTTCTTATACCAGCCAATTACGATGATTCGCCATCCAGACCTTACGATTTCGGTGAAATACTCTGAATCGGTAATTTTCTTTATTCGGCTGGACATATTGCTTTTGGATGTTAGCTGTATAGCAACTGTTTCTCCGTTTCCAATAGCCAATATGTCGAAAATGCCAAATAAATCTTTTTTGCGCTTGGTGAAAGCGTTGTAGCTTTCGACTATGTCGCATTTATAGCCCTTGGACTCAAATAGAGCGATTGTGCGTTGGTTCTGACTAGCCAAGGTGTTCTGCCGTCAATCTGTTTTCAGAAGCCTCTATGATCGCTGTATGCCATTTCTTAGGGATTCCGTTACGCATCTTCCAGGCATAGGCCGTAACATACTTAACGCCAATCTTGTCGCATAGGTTCTTGATTGAGCCAAACTCTGCCATTAAATTGTCAAATGCTGTTTTTTCCATGATTTCTCCTAGTTGATCGTTTATTCTACATTAGTGCGTAAAAGCAACAGTTGCTAAAAAGCTACAAATAAAAATATTTTCTACATTGCTTGCAAATCTCTACATTTGTAGATTAATATTTATCCATGCAGTACTTTTATCAACTCGTGAAGGAGTAACAAAATGAAAGACATTATCTTAGGTGGCATACTAGGTTTCTTTATTGCAGCAGTAGTTATCGGTACATACGGCTTTCGTATTGGAGTGTATTCATTATGAGAACATTTCAAGATTGGGCTAATACTCCTGTTGCTTACCGCTTTAAACTTCAAAAGAATGTTTACCAAGAAGGTGATAAACAATGGTGCTGTTATCTTGCATTAGGCGATGGCGCTAATTCTGTAGAAGATATTGAAGAATCTCCGCTTTGGTCTTGCTTTGGTACTGCTGACATAAAAGCAATAGCACTAAGAAGCGCTATAAAAGAATGGAATACATTTGACCAAGTAGGAAGGGGATAACTATGTATAACAACAACTCCTACTATGAAGCACCTTGGGATGACCAAGAAGATGCAGAGCGCATCGCAGAAGAAGCATACTGGCTAGTCAAGAACGATCCACGCTATGATCCTACAAACCTTTCTAAACTTGGAGAGGCTATTGGACAAGACTGTGATGATGTAGAGTTTCAGCAATTCATTCGAGATTGTGTAGAGCAAAAAGATTGGGCAAAACTTGGTCTAAAGTTGTACACAAAATCGTTTGAATATTGGGAATCAGCAGCAAAATTTAACCTTGAGTGAAGGAATTAAAAATGACTAGCTATATAGAATTACGCAAGATAGATGTATCGGACAAGATAGAGAAGAAGAACAATCTAAGCTACTTGTCCTGGGCATGGGCTGTAGATACATTGTTGATACATGACCAGAGCGCTACATGGACTTATGGGCAGCCTATTATGTTTGGTGAAACCATGATGGTCTTTTGTACTGTTACAGCGTTTGGCAAGTCTATGACTGCCCAGCTTCCAGTAATGGACTATCGAAATAAAGCCATACCTAACCCTGATGCGTTTGCCGTTAATACCGCTATGCAGCGTTGCCTGGCTAAAGCAATTGCCTTACATGGTCTAGGATTAAGCCTGTATGTAGGTGAGGATCTCTGGGATGATGTAGATACAGGGGATGCGTTAGATGCCGATATTTTGGAAATCAAGACGCAAAAAACCCCTGCCGAACTCAAGGTGGCCTTTGCCAAATTATACAAGAAGTATCAAGGTAAACCAGCTCTATTACCTCCAATAACCAACGCTTACAACTTGATGAAAGATAAATTCAATGAAGTTAGCACAGGAGCAGCCTGATAATGTTTGCTCTGAATGTGGAGCTAAATGGGGGATTCATAGACCTAAAAATCATGAATATCGTATATGGATAGACAAGTGCGATGTGTGTTCCGATTTGAGAGCCGTAAGCGATGCCTCAGAATTTGGATATTTAAAGGAAGGTTGGGATGCTTGAAAGGAAATGGTGTGTTAGTTGTCAGGTTTCTAGACCGATTGAAGGTTTTAAATTGGTAAGAATGAAAAACACAAGTAGATGGAAATGTGCAATTTGTTTAAATCGTAATGCAGAACCAAAATATAGGAGCAAGAAAGATGAAGAAAAAACTAAATGATTATATTTATAGCAAGGCTGGAACAGACATTACTGTTCGCTGGAAGAAGCTATATAACTATGTACCAGCAAGTGAGCAAGCGCAATATATTAAGAAGTGGGCTGATTTTAGAGAGATGTGTGCTAGAACATTAGATGATGTTCAGCCAACATTTAGCCAGGATGTTGTTAATTTGAGGTTTAAACAAAAATGATTAATAAACATTGCCTAGAGGCATTTAATAGTTTAGATAAGCCTGTGTATCATCCGCAAGAATACTTTATGCTAGGATGGAACGCTGCAATTGATGCTATGTCTGCTGAGTTTGCTCGTAAATGGGAACTGAACGAACTTGCAGATAGGCCACTAGGACAAGGTTATATTGACCCAAATATGGAAGAAGATAAAGAATGACTGACTATTCACAAATTTATATAGAAATTAACCAAGTCCTTAAAAGCTACTATAACTATGAAACAAAAAATAACCATGAACAAGCTGCTAAAGCTGCAAACGATATATCTACATTAGCAGAGCATTTAAAGTTCTTGGCAGAGGCAAAACTATGACTACCTTTACCACAGAGGATAGGGTAGCAATAGAGCAAGGCTCTAAAGAGTGGCATCTAAGTAGGCTAGGCAAAGTAACAGCCAGCCGTATAGCAGATGTGCTTTCTAAGGGGAAGTCTGGAGAATCTGCCAGCCGTAAGAACTACAGGACAGAATTGGTAGTTCAGAGGCTTACAGGAGTGCCAGGAGAGTCGTTTACCAATGCAGCAATGGAATGGGGTACAGCAACAGAACCTTTTGCGAGAATCGCTTATGAATCAGAAATGGGAATATTCGTTGATGAGGTGGCTTTTATTGACCACCCTAGTATCAGTAATTTTGGTTGTAGCCCTGATGGTTGCATTGCTGACGATGGATTGCTTGAGATAAAGTGTCCAAATAGCAGTACGCATATAGAATATTTGACAGATGATAAACCGCCATCTAAGTATGTCCCTCAAATGCAATGCCAAATGGCAGTAACAGGCCGTCAATGGTGCGATTTTGTATCATTTGACCCTAGACTACCAGCAGACTTGCAATTGTTTGTAGTACGCCTTAATAGGGATGTAGAGTATATTAAGGCTATGGAAGTAGAAGTAGAGAAGTTCTTAAGCGAGGTCGAGGAAACATTAACTAAATTGAAAGCGAGAAAATAATGGCCTATGAGATGAAAGAAGGAAGTTTTAGCCTGTTCAAGAATAATCGTAAGGAAAAAGAAACGCATCCTGATTATGCTGGATCAATAATGATTAACGGAAAAGAGCATTACTTAAATGCTTGGCTGAAGGATGGGAAGAATGGAAAGTTTTTCTCTGGCTCGATTGGCAAAGAAAAAGTAGCTAAAGATAACTTTAAGCCTAGGGGTAGCGATGAGCTACCAAAGAATGATGATGATTTATCTGATGTGCCATTTTAAGGAGAACATGATGAAAAAAGCACTATTAGCAACAGTAACATTTATGTTATTAAGCGCAACAGCTTATGCTTGCCAGACTCAGACAATTATTGTTAATGGTAAGATAACTGTATGTACAGTATGTGGAAGCGTTGTTAATTGCTTCTAAGCAAACCCCAAGAGATAGGCTGCTTTCCTTCACAAGGTTTTGCTAGTTCTCTACCTATCAAACTAGCATTGATGTAAAATAACGAAATGCCTAGCAGCTTCCAACTGACTAGGCACTTCTAACCACCATTGAAAGAGGATACAACGATGGCTACGCAAAATTCTACACTAACTCAAAAACAAATTAAATCTTTGTTTAAATACAAAGATGGAGACCTTTATTGGAAAGTTTCAAAA